GTATAGCGCTTTTGCGACTTATGAACGACTTGTTGTGCTACATCTGGTTGACGAGAGGCGGCTATTCGGCTGGCCTATGGAATGGCCGTCCGAGCCTACGAGCGGTCAGTTTGTTATACAGGACCCGAGTTGGCTGGAAGATGATGGACAAGAACGCCCTTTTGGTGCCGAGTTCGTGGTGATAGATTCAGCGAAGGTACAATGGGTAGAATTTGCTACCGAGTAGCGGAGTAAAGTATGACTAGCAAAGCACCGCAGCCAATGCCCCCTGGCGTAGCTCGAAGAGTAATTGCACAGGATGAAAAAAATCGACCGAGCTCAAGAAACGAGCGGCTCGAACGACCTAAGGCACCTTCAGCTCCTCCGCCTCCGAAGAAATGATCTGCCTAGGTTCGATGATTTCGTCTTCGGGTTCACCGGGTGAGTCGTGCAGCACCCGGAGACTTTCATTGCGGAATTCATGCGACACCTTTTCAGTGAAAACAAAAGGTGTCGTGACACACTTGAGCATCTGCGCCGCCGTTTCGAAGTTGGCGGCGATTACGTTCCGCAGCAGGTTCTGATACACCTCCTGCTGGTTGTTGAAACCGTGTTCTTTCATCAGACGCTTGAGATCGGGCATGAACACGCCGGCGACCTCAACCTGGAAGCGCCCGATTCCCTTCTTGGTATCGTCCGCCGCTTTCTTCTCGCGCTTCTTGCGCTGCTTAATGGCTTCCGCCGTCGGCTCCTGCTGTTTCTCGGCCATGACCTGCCTCTTCAATTCTTTGGGCCGGTAGATCCAGCCATGTCTGTCGTCGGCGCTGGCGCACCTGGTTGCTGGGACGCTTCATGATTTGAACTTGAAGCCGTTTTCGCGGGCGATGAGGCGGGCTCGCTTGGTTTCCATGCCGCATTCTTTCGCCGCCTTGGCGACGGGTGTGCCGGCCTCGGCCAACTCCTTCAGCCTAGGCGCCACCTTGTCCCGCTCAGCACGCAGTTTGTTGGTGTGGGTGGTGCCGAATGTGCCGTCCTTTGTGCCGCTGACACCTTGCGCGATTTCCTGCACCGATTTGCCGGCGCCGAAGTACTGCTCTAGTTGCTGATTCAGATTCGCGAGGATTGAGTCTCGCGGGTTGGGCATTGGTACGCCGATCACTGCGCACCTCCGGGCAGGCGGGCGACCTGTGTTTCGAACTGGTTGGCCGTGTCCACCGCCGAGGCATGTGTCCACCGGAACGCCTTGGTTTTTCCGGTGACCAGATCGACGATGTGGTACGCGTTGCCGATAGCCCGAACCTGAAAGCGGACCTTCTGAGCGGGTGGTTCCTGGCCGATCAGGGAGTAGAACTCGGACGTGGCGATGGATGAACGGAGGCGCAGGGCCTGAAGACCGGCGAAGCGCTGCTGCAGGATTGATTGCATGGCTGATCCCTCAGTGTTGAGTTGCGGTTATTCGTCAGCACTCGAACCTCCTGCTGGCTGCCGTTGGGCGCAGGGGAGAGTGCTAACGGATAAAGGCAGACGTAAAAAAGCCCGATCGGACCCGGGCTTTTGCTGGTGTCACTGATCAAGTTGGGCGATTTCAGACGTGGGTGATGGAAAGGTCACTGATGATGCACACCGAGCCGTCTTCCGGGTCGGTGGTCTCGGAGTTCCGTTGTGACCCGCTACTGGAATCAGTCACCTGCCATATCAGGTTGTTTGTCCGGTCGCGGCTCAGCCCACCAGATAACTGTTTGCGGTGCTTTACGCTGCACACCTGGGTCAGTTGCCAACCCTCTGAACCGTTGAGGCCGGTTCATCGCTGCCTTCCATCTGGCCGGTTGTTATCCGGCGATGGATGCAGTTAACCATCGGTATTTTTATGCGTCAATACCGATGGTTAATTTAATTTCGAAAGAAATGGCTTATGATTTGCCTGACTACTGTATGTATGTACAGCAAAAAGGAGAGCGGCATGAGCAGAAAACGAAATCAGAACCAGCAAATCCCGGAGCAAATGACGGGGCTTAAGAGACTGGGTCTTAGAGTGTCCGCAATGATCGGCTCACCCGTGGCTCAGATTCAGCGTTGGGTGACGATCCATCGCCTCGATACGGACGGTGACCTGGAATGGAAGGAGGTGCTTGAGGTGCTGGCTGAGACAGACGGAATCGATATGACCTTCAATGACGACGGCACCGTCACGCTTAAATGGGATGCTCCGTCGGCAGATGATCGTGTCATTGAGTCGGAGTACCTTGATGCTATCGCTCAGCCAGTACCTTTCTAGTTTAGAAAGGCTAACTAACCGTCGAAAGGCATCAAGAGGCGCAGGGCGATTAGGAATTATTGGTGTATTATTACGTAATCAGAGGTGCTTTAAATGCACCTTTAATCTTTTCATTGCGTCAAGGTTTGTTGGTGATTTTGTGATCAAAGAAAAGGCCATTAAGGCGGCTCTTATCGATTGGCTATATGCCAAAGGTATGGTACGCGACGCTGTCGTAATCAACGAAATGGTCGTAGCGAATTGGGCTCGACGAGCTGATATAGCTGTTGCTAATGGTAGATTGTACGGATTCGAAATTAAGAGTGCCTTTGACTCATTAAAAAGGCTTCCAGGGCAAATCGAGTCATTTAGGCGTCATTTTGACAAAGTCACAGTTGTGGCTGCATCGAAATTTATCTCTGATATCTCTGAAAGTTATCCTCCTGATGTGGGGATAATAGAGGTCTATCTAAAGGCTGATAAGGTAGAGTTTAGACAGGTGAGGGCGGGCAGGATCGATGAGGTCAGAAACTCTCAATACCTTGCTAGTCTAATTACCAGAGTTGAAATTGAGAGGCTGCTTAAATCAGAGTGTATATCCTTTAAGGTTGGAGCTACAAGAAAAGAGCTTCTTGAGTATGTTGATTTGGTGTCAATAAAGAAAATGCGCTCATTTGTTCTGTGCTGCATAAAGGAACGATACCAAAAAACATTTATGGCCTTCGACAAGGCTAGAGAAACTAACGGCTCTTTGGATAGTTTGCAACTATTAAGCAAGGGCGAAAGCTTGCGGGCTATTTTTTATCAAGCGCAAGAGATACCGCAAAGCTTTTTTAGGTCGGCCGGAGGAGAGTACGAGCGTAGTGTTGATACGTCAGCGTTCGGAGATGAGTTTGGGGCGATACCAGAAGGTATGCCCCAGACGGTACTGATAAGACGAAAAAAATCAAATTAAATCATCGTAGTCTTCTTCGTCATCGACGCGGCCACTACATCTAAAATCAATTTGTTTAGATATGTGCATGTTCACGCGCGCCGCAATCCAAGATGCAGGAGTTTTCATGCCATCAATATTCCCTTGGGCGGCTTGTCTAATCATTTCAGCCCCCCAAGTGGTATCTTCTTCGATCTCTGCATATGAAGAAATCAGCTTTTGGGCTGCATCAATGTATCCTGTCGAGTTGTTTTCAGGGCGCCGTTCAAATATCCATGCATCATTCAGTGGGTAGTCAATTCGGGGTGTGTATCGGCCTCCTCCAGTTATATAAACTCGAGAATGTATTGAACCGTGATCCCCATAGATGGCTGCTCCTGAGCCTATAGCATCATGAATCTTGGATTCGAACATGGCTATTAAACCTCGCTTTCCCCCGCTATTTGGATCTAAGAAGGACACGACGGAAGACGGAAAGCTTGTGGCGGTAATAATTATTTCTGCGTCTTCAACTTCGTCTCTGATTTCATTGATAGTAGAAATGCATCCGGCCAAGCAGGCAGGCAAAGTATCCCTGACATATCCAGCGTCAATAATTACTACTGAGTTTTCAATGGAGTCTAAGGAGGAAAGTGCTGAGATGATTTTTGCAGTATCCTCGCCAAAGTTTCTTACTTTAAAGGCGACTTTGTTACAGCCAATTTTTTCCAGTTCTCTAGCCTGTCTGATGATTTGAGATATTTTCGACTCTGGTGTTATTTGTATTACCGGTATTACAGGGGCATCCACTCTGCTAATGAAGTCTCTCCAGAACTTGAAATTGGTACTAGAGTCTTTCAGTTTTTTAATGTCTTCGGTAAGAAAAGACGGTTCGGTTGTTAAGTCGAGCATGAATGGGCGGCCAGCAGTGGCGGTCACTATTTTGGATAGTGGAATTTCAATGTTGGGTTGGCGAGGCCAGGCGCCTAGTGTGAACGCAGGAATAATTGCGTCTTTATGTTCGTTACTAAGGTTCTCGTAACCAGTGATTTCTGCAGGCCTGCTACGAAGAGCTGGATAGTAATTATATTCTTCGAAATTTATGTCCACGTTATGCTTCCTCTGCTGACTCTAATTCTACCTGAATACCGCTTGGGGCCGGTGGATGTGGTTCGGCGGGCTTTCTTTCTCTCTTTGTTACTTGCTGTCGCACCGCTTTTGAAATTACATATGCATCAATCTCTATGATTTTGGCATTTGCGTTCTCAAGATCATTAACTCTAATTAATAGCTCGGAGTAGGCTGAATGAGCTTTTGTTAGTTCTGTCATTAACTTCCATAGTGGGATCGTTAGAAATATTCCAACTAATAGCGCTGCTGACCAACCAGAAATGCCAAGCCAAATAGCTTTTTCACCAGCGGCTAGCGTATATACTGAAAGCAAAACGCCGATGACACTTAATGCAACTCCCGCTATTCCGAGATAAACCCCGGCACTTGACTCGCTTGAAAACGGCTTAATTTGTGGCAATTGGCGCCTCCTTGCATGTTTATGTCCGGTTTGTATGATTTGAACACTAGTGCGGTTTAAACTTTTCGTTAGGAAGGCATACGTAGATTAGGCTAGGCGACGTAGGGCCGCTCACAGTTTTCGAGCATTCCAGACCAACAAAACTTTCGCGTGGATGGTCACGTCGTCGACAAGTGCCTCCAGGTCCTTGTTGTTCTTGTTATCAGAGATCAGCCAGAAGTGTTCGGCGTCCTTCATCTGTAGGCGCTTTATATAAAGCAGGCCGTGCCAGGTGACCACGTAGACGCCTTCGCCGACAAACTCGGTAACGCCACGATCAACGATCACAGGGTCCTTGTCATTGATCGTACCTTCCATACTCTGACCCCATCCGGTGATCATCGCCAGCGCTGCGGCCGACGTGTAGGTCACACCTTTCTCGCGAAGCACGTCTTCTTTCACAACGAGGTTTCGAATTGCTTCGTTGTAGTCGGCAGGCAACTGGCCGTGCCCCATTGCTCCGCGCACGTCGTACTGAGGAATTAATATCTCATCAGGCTTCGCGCGAAGTCCGGAGAAATCCGCAGGAACGACATTGCTCGCCTGCTCATCAGCAAGCCCTTCGGCTACAGCGTCAGCAATCTTCTTTTGCGCAGCTTCATCCAACCCTTTACCTGCGTGTTTGCGGATCATCTCAAGAACCTTTAGCGCAGCACCCGTCCCTCCAGAGGAGGGTTTGGCGCTGTTGGCCATCGACCGAATCTCGTCTGCGAGCCTGGGGCTGAAGGCTTCGATTGGCTCGTTGAGCATTCTGGACAATACAGAAGCGAACTGCGCATTCAGCGGGTTGATCCCTTTGAAATAAAGATTCACGGCGGCAGGAGTCATGCCAGCGGCATCCGCAATTTTCTTTTGGCTCAGCTTGAGCTCGTTCTTTTTGGACAAGAACAGGGCGTGAGCTGATTCACACTCAGCCATGCGATCTGGGGGAAGGATTCGTTTTTTCGTCATCGCAAGAATGTAAACCAATGGTTAAAAATAAGAAGAAACCATCGGTATTGATTAAAGATTAACAGATGGTTAATATTCGCGTCGTCTACAACATAGGCATGACCATGAATGAGACTTCCCTCGACAAGTTCGTGGCTGACAAAGGGCAGTCTGAAGCCGCACGGCTACTCCGAGTTACTGCCCCAGCCATCCATAAAGCCTTATCCGCAAAACGGGACATCCGCGTACTTGAGCTCCCAGATGGGAGCTACCAAGCAAATGAGCTGCGCCCGTTTCCTTCCCAAAAATCTGCTGCATAAGTCATCTCTGTCGCTGATTTGTTGAACGAATGATCGTCGAGCAGCTTCAGCGGTGCCACGGAAACAAAATTGAGGTTTTACGAATGGAAGATTTCTTGAGGGCTTGCCACACCACCGTCAAAGAAAGTGGGGCAGAGGAGCTGGCTGGGAAAATGTGCATGGCGCACGTGAGCCTGCTTCAGCGCTCGAATCCGGACAACGCTGCCCATCACCTGACAATCGAGCATCTGTTCGGAGTGTTACTGCATACCCAAGACATGCGCCCGTTGATAGCGCTGGCCGACCAATTCGGTTTTGACCTGGTGGCTCGCGAGAGGCCGGTCGCCAAGCCACTGATGGTCGCGCTCGGCCATCTCTCCGCCGAGTGCGGAGACGTTGGGCGTTTGATCTTCGATGCTGCGGCGGACAACCACATCAGCCAACACGAAAAAGCCCAGGGAGAGAAAGCAATTCTTGAAGCAATCGACGCGCTGCAGATCTTGCGCGAATCGCTCAAGGCTGCCTGAACGACAGGCACAAAAAAGCCGGGCTGCAACCCGGCTCTTTCAACAACTTGTAAAACACAGTGGGGCCATTATGA